GCAATTCAAATGTTGAAATCAGAGCATTCAAAAGTTTCCTCTCTAAACTAAACTCTAAAATATAGGAGAACGTTATGTCACTCGAAGATGTAAAAAATGAAAATTTAGTCGAAGAGGATGTGGCTGCTGAAGAGCTTCAAGAGGAAGAGCTCGTTGAAGATGAGAATTTAGACGAGGAATCTCTAGAAGAGGCTAACAAGAAAGCTGAAGTAGAAGAAGACGGACACGAAGAAGAAGAGGAAGAAGACGAAGAAGAAGAACATGAGTCTAAAGCCGAAGCTATTGCCGTCCCTAAAACTAAAGCTGGTGTTATCCAAGCTGCAGTCGAAATCCTGAAAAAGGCTAGAAAAGAAGATGCACAAAAACTCTTCTCCAAGATGACGAAAATGGATGAATCAGAAGACGATGGCTCAGTTAAAAAAGCTATCGACGTGGTCAAAAAAGAAGGCGATAAGTCTATTAAGGCTAAAGCTAAAGTTGAGCAAACTGATTTTGACGAAGATTTAGATGCACTAATTTCAGAAGAAGCAACTCTTTCCGATGAATTCAAAGGAAAAGCTGGTGCTATTTTTGAAGCTGTGTTAACATCTAAGCTTTCACAACATATCGAAAATCTTGATGCAGAGTATGCACAAAACTTAGAAGAAGAAGTATCTGAAATTCAATCAAACTTAGTAGAAAAGGTAGATTCATACCTTAACTATGTAGTTGAAAATTGGATGAAAGAAAACGAATTAGCTGTAACTAATGGTTTAAGAACCGAAATTGCAGAAGAGTTCATGTCTTCTTTACAAACAGTGTTCAAAGAACATTATATTGAAGTTCCAGAAGGTAAAGTTGACCTTGTTGATGATTTATCAGAACAAGTTACTGAGCTAGAGGAGCAACTCAATAAATCCACAGATGATAATATTAAACTACATCAATCAGTTCAAGAATTTGAAAAGAAAGAAGTAGTAAGAGAACAATCATCAGGGCTTGCTGAAACTGAAGCTGAGAAATTAGCATCTTTAGTTGAAGATATCGAATTCGATAACAAAGAAAACTTTGAAATCAAAGTTAAAACTGTTAAAGAATCATACTTCACAAAAGAAGTTAATGAATCATCTGATGAAGTAGCTAGTATCGTTGGAGAAGATAGTGTCGATATCGACTTATCAGATACAATGGCTAGATACACACAAGCTATAACAAAATTTAATAAATAAACCATATAACTATAGGGAAAAACGAAAATGTTTAATGCAGATTCACAATTAATCGAAAAATGGGGTCCTGTTTTAGAACACGAAAGTGCACCTGAAATCAAGGACAGATATAAGAGAGCTGTAACTGCTCGCTTATTAGAAAACCAGGAAGTTGCCCTAAGACAAGAAGCTCAGCAGATGCAAGGAAATATGATTTCCGAGGCTGCTCCAGCTAATGCTACAGGTTCAAATATCTCAAACTTTGACCCAGTACTTATTTCTCTTGTCAGAAGAGCAATGCCTAACTTAATCGCATACGATATCTGTGGTGTTCAGCCAATGACTGGACCAACAGGATTAATCTTTGCGATGAAATCAAAATACAGTACTCAAGGTGGTACAGAAGCGTTATTTAACGAAGCTGATACTGACTTCTCAGGTACTGGTACTCATCAAGCTGAACCAACAGGTTTAGGTGGTGTAACTGACGCAGATACTGACGCAACAATCGCTGACGAAACAGATACAGTTTCAACATTCGGTTCTGGTCTAGATACAGCTGATGCTGAAAGACTCGGAAGAGGCCAAACTGGCGACGGTTCATTCGGCGAAATGGCTTTCTCAATCGAAAAAGCTACAGTTGAAGCTAAGTCAAGAGCTCTAAAAGCTGAGTACACAATGGAATTAGCACAAGACCTTAAAGCAATCCACGGCCTGGATGCTGAAGGCGAATTAGCAAATATCTTATCTTCTGAAATCCTAGCGGAAATCAATAGAGAAGTTGTTAGAACTATTTTAACAAAAGCTAAAATCGGTGCTTTACAATCATCAACAGCAGTATCTGGTATCTTTGATGTCGCTACAGACTCAGACGGTAGATGGATGGTTGAGAAATTTAAAGGCCTAATCATGCAACTCGAAAGAGAAGCTAACGTAATCGCTAAAGAAACAAGAAGAGGCAAAGGTAACTTTGTTATCGTTTCTTCAGACGTAGCTTCAGCTTTAGCAGCTGCTGGTCACATGGATTATTCACCTGCATTATCAACAGACTTAAATGTTGATGATACTGGTAATACTTTCGCTGGTGTTCTTAATGGTAAATTAAAGGTCTACATCGACCCTTATGCAACTGTTGACTTCGCTTGTGTAGGTTACAGAGGTTCAAATCCTTATGACGCTGGTCTTTTCTACTGCCCATACGTACCTTTAACAATGGTTAAAGCAGTTGGGGAGAGTGATTTCCAACCAAGAATCGGATTCAAAACAAGATATGGAATGCAACAAAACCCATTTGTGGGCAACGCATCAGGCGCTGGTACAGACAGAGCTAACCCATACTTCAGAATCTTCAGAATTGATGACATCATGGTGTAAACCTGGTTAATTAATCAGATTCATTTTAGAGGGGATTTTAAATCCCCTCTTTTTTGCTTATAAATAGATATATGAGTACATTAACAACAAACAAAAACTTTTTATCACCAGTTGGCTTTCAATTTGCTATTGATAGAGAACAATTTGCAAATGTTGAATATTTCTGCACAGCCGTAAATTTACCAGGAATCAATTTAGGTAATGTTGATTTAGGATATCGCGGAGGAACAGTTGCTGAAGTTGGCGATAGATTAGAATTTTCAGAGTTATCTATTACATTTAATGTAACTGAAGATATGGAAAATTATTTAGAAATTACCAATTGGATGCATCGTATAGTAAACCAAAAAGGTGACTTTAAAGAAGATGCAACTCTATTAATTATGAATTCACATAACAATGTAGCAAAAGAAGTACATTTCAATTCGGTGTTTCCAACCGCTATTAGTGAACTATCCTTTGATACAGCAGGTGATGTTGAATATTTAAAAGCGACTGTAACATTTCAATATACTACATACGAATTCAAATAAACACTGTACAAATGCCGTTTTTGATGGTATAATATATAATATATGATATGATTATGAGGAAATTATGAATACATTAGAACAAATACATGAAATGTGGAAAACAGATTGTTTAATTGATAAAATAGACCTAGATAAATCTGCTAGGGATTCAGCCAAACTACATTCCAAATACCTAGAACTTTACTCAGTTCATAAGCTTAAAGTTAAAAAACTAGATAATGACTTTAAAGTGCTACTTAAGAACAAATGGTTACATTATAACGGCAAATTGAGTAAGGAAGAAATCGATGAATTAGGATGGAACTATGACCCATTAAATGGACTCACTGTTCTAAAAGGCGACATGGATAAATTCTATGACTCCGACCCTATGATTCAAGAGCACCAAGCTAGAATTCAATACGCGCAAGAAGTTTGTGATACCCTAAAAGAAATATTAGAAAATATTAAATGGCGACATCAGAATATTAAAAACATTATAGAATGGAATAAGTTTACTAGTGGAATATAAGATACACGAACACAGATATACCTTTACAGGTAACTTTGCATATGCAGCTGATTGTATACGCCATGCTCTTGAAATGATGGGATATACAGAAGGCGATAATCCTGACTTACACATTTATAATCATACATGTAGAGATTTAGAACCTGACATGCCAGAGAATTCTATTATCTTTAAGCCAACAGCACCAACCAGTAAACATTTTCAAATATGTGATTTAGGATATGCTAATAGTTCTCGTATTACATTCGAAGAACCGATTGAATATGAATATCGTAAATATGATAATATAGAATGGAATGAGATACAAGATATGGTTGATAGAAGAGCAAATAAATGGGACGATTCCATAATGCTCAAATGGCCAGATGCAAAAAATGTAAAGAATGACCATATCTTAATCGTAGGGCAAATGCCAGAAGACGAAACAGTTATGGGATTTGGATTTGGTGACCATTGGAAGAAGATGTGTATGGTTATAGATAAATTAGATGGTTATGATAATATAGTAATTAAATTGCATCCTAGAATAAACAAAGCTGGCGTGAGAAATTTAGATAAAAAGATTAAAGAATGGGAAGAAAAAGGCCATCAAGTTTTTTATGGTTATGAATCTATACATAGTGTATTACCAAAAACAAAGGTAGCTATTATAGAAAACTCAACATCTGGAATTGAATGTATGATGCATGATGTTCCAATCATTTCTTATGGATACCCAGACTATCATTGGATTACAAAAGATTTAAGAATACTAACTAGTCTAAAAGAATATATAAATGACCTTAGTTGGTTTAATAAAGAAAAAAGTAGAAGGTTCCTTTGTTGGTATATAAACGAATACCTATGCTACGACATACCATCAACAATGAATAGAATAACTCAACTCTTACAGGAAACAGATGGAAACCATCACAGTTAAAAAGCGAAACGAAGCCTTTTTAGAAATTATAACCGAACCAAGCGTAGAACAAGAGTTATCAGAACACTTCTGTTTCTATGTACCTGGTTATAAGTTTATGCCAGCATATAAAAATCGTATGTGGGATGGAAAAATACGATTATATGATATGAGAAAGAAAACTTTATATACTGGATTATATAAGTATCTTACACAATTCGCAAATGAAAGGCAATACGATATTGTCTGTAAAGAAGATGCCTTCTATGGCACTCCTGACGAGGTACTAAATCATGACATTGACACCTTTTTGGCCAATTTGACGGCTAGCGTGAATGGAGAGGATATATCCCCCAGGGATTACCAAGTAGATGCCTTCTCGCTCTTGTTACGAGAAACTAAAAGCCTTTTATTATCACCAACTGCTTCTGGAAAGTCATTAATCATTTATATGGCGTTAAGATATTACCTTGAAACTTATGAAGACGATGTATTAATAATTGTCCCTACTACATCATTGGTAGAACAGATGTATTCGGACTTTGCAGACTATTCAAGTAAAGATACTTGGGATTGTGCTAAAAATTGTCATAGAATATATGCTGGTAGAGACAAATATAATTTTAAAGAAAGGGTTACTATTACTACATGGCAATCCATTTATAAAATGGGACCTCAATGGTTCCAAAGATATGGTATGGTTGTAGGAGACGAAGCACATAATTTTAAAGCTAAATCACTTACAGCTATATTAGAAAAATGTACTGAAGCAAAATATAGAATTGGAACTACAGGTACATTAGATGGAACACAGACTCATCAGTTAGTATTAGAAGGATTATTTGGTCCTGTCCACCAAGTCACGACGACGAAAAAATTAATGGACAATAAAGATTTAGCTAAATTAGATATTAAAATATTATTAATGAAATATAAAGATGTTATATGTCAAGAAATGGCTAAAAGAAAATACCAAGAAGAAGTAGATTATATTGTAAAATATGTACCTCGTAATAATTTTATTTCT